ACCATAATTCCCCGATCCCTTGGTCTACTTTTGCACAATATTTAACAGTCTGGGTCCATTATGAGAAGTTCATTAATGAGAAAAAAGACAAATCAACGCTAAATACATTAGTTGAGTCTTTTTTCCGTTCTGTTGATTTCATCGATTTGGCAACAGAAACACAAAAAGACTATCGGAAATACGCTACAAAGTTATTACCAGTTTTCGGTGCCATGCACCCCGATAATATAAAACCTGAACATGTCAGAAAATATATGGATAAGAGAGGGCTTAGTAGCAGGACGCAGGCAAACAGGGAAAAAACGTTTATGTCTCGCGCTTATAGATGGGGGTATGAGCGGGGGTTTGTGAAAGGGAATCCATGTAAGGGGGTTAAGCAATTTAAAGAGGAATCCAGGGAACGCTATATTACAGATGAAGAATATAACGCTCTGTATAAAGCTGCGCCTGACATTGTGCGGGCAGCAATGGAGATAGCGTACTTGTGCCTCGCAAGACAGGCTGATGTACTTTCATTACGCAAGGATCAATTCAGAGAGTCAGGAATATACATCAGGCAGGGTAAGACAGGGGCAAAACAAATCAAGGAATGGTCGGAGCGATTACGTGACGCTATCGCACTGGCAGAGTCCCTGCCCTTACAACCTGGCATCAGCAGTGTATACATCATCCGCCAACGAACAGGACTGCGGTATACACGCGACGGCTTTAATAGTCGCTGGCGCAAAGCCAGAGAAGCAGCAAAAGAGGCTTACCCAGAATTGGACTTTAATTTCACCTTTCATGACCTGAAAGCTAAAGGTGTTTCTGATCTTGAGGGTTCACTCAGTGAAAAGCAGGCAATATCAGGTCATAAAAACATGGGGCAAACAGCGCGATATGACAGGAAAATAAAAATTGTTCCGGTGGTAGGTAATCAGAAGAAGTGATTATTTATGCGTTAGTTGAATTTTATGTTCCTAACGCATCTTCCTAACATCTTCCTAAATGTGATTTCAGGCACAAAAAAACCGCCTCTCGGCGGTTAACGACATACTCATACTACTTTGTTTTACTTGTACTTTTTTCCATGGTGCCCGGGGCGGGACTTGAACCCGCACAGCCATAAGCCGAGGGATTTTAAAAACTCTTAGGACAATATGCAAATCAAAGACTTAGCTATAATCAACAAGTTACCAAACACGATGGCGGGTTAGTTTGGGTTGTTGTGGGGGTGGTAGTCATAACTTTTGTTATGGATTTTCTCTCCAAATAGGTGTGGTTTCAGCTTGGTAAAATTCAACAGTTCTTCCCCCTGAACCTAAGAACGAAGTAGCATTAGCCCTCACTCTTCTATTCGAAGCTGAGTATTCATCGCCAAATATACTGACATAAACTTTTTCTACATCAGATGAATCTAACTCAGTAAAAATATGGCTATCATTCTCATCAAAAGAGTGTCCATGAATAAATACAACACCCTGTAATCGTTTTAATTTTCTAAAGCAAAAGTACAAATATGGATTAGTTTTTATTTTTTCTTTCTTTTTTTGACTTGTTGGTTCTGATACAAATAATGGGAATTTATTATTTCTAAGATTAGCCCTTACTTGCTCTATTATTGTTGTTCCATTATATGTACATGTATGTTTTTTGATATCACCATACTCTTCATATATATATATACCACCATGTAAACAATGGATTTTCTGTTTGGTGCCAAAGCCTTGCCATGTCCTTCCGACTCTAAATCCATCGTCAATATTGTAATTGACTGGTGCTAATGCTATTTTATTTTTTGCCCAATAAACCAATAAATCATAATTTAGAGTAAATACATCATCAAACTTTGCTAAAAAACCTCTTGCCATAATATAGTTATCGTCACCAATAGCATTTGGCAGTAAAGGATGTTTTTCAGCAATCGCATTTATAAGAGCATTTTTTAGTATTTCTTGATCCTCTCTTATTCTTTGAATTAGAGGGTTTCCTTCGTCATACAATGCTATAACTGTTTCGGCAGAAATAAGACTTTGCATCACCCGTTCAAAATCATAGGTTTGTAAATGAGTAAATATTGAAGTTATAGCCTCGTGTCTATCTCCAAAATCAGCTACGTTATATAATTGCGAGTAATTAAATATTTCTGCATCCCATGATTGAGAAAATCCATTACCTAATATTATTGAGGGGACACTCCCTTCAGGTAAACTATCAAAAGCATCATCAAAGCTAATCATGAATTAGTCTCTATTCATCTAATACGATCATATGGATTCAAACTCACTGCCGCTTCTAAATGATCCGGTGCAAAATGGCTATAGCGCATGGTCATTTGGATAGTGGAGTGCCCGAGGATTTGTTGCAGTACTAATATGTTGCCACCGTTCATCATAAAATGACTGGCGAAGGTATGACGTAAAACATGGGTTAACTGGCCGGTAGGTAATACCAGCTTGGCCCGGTCAATGGCTTGGCCGAATGCGTCATAGGCATTGGCGAATAAGCGCCCTTTCATCTTTGGAATTAGTTTATGCAGTTCCGCAGAAATAGGGACTGTACGGTTCTTTTTACTCTTGGTATTGATATAAGTAATTTTATTTGGCATCACCTGAGCTTGTCTTAGTTGTTCCGCTTCACTCCAGCGCGCACCGGTAGCCAGACAGATACGAACAATGATACCGAGATCTTTATTGCTGGAATTGTCACACTCATACAGCAGACGTTTAATATCGTCCTCATAAAGGAAAGTTAACTCGTTTTCACTTTCACGAAATAACCTGACACCATCCAACGGATTAGCATGATTCCAATGCCCTAGCCTTTTCAACTCATTAAAGACAGCTCGCAGATAAGCATGTTCGCGATTGACCGTTGCCTCTTTTGGCGGTTTAACGATTCCGTGTTTTGGCTTACGGCTAAATTCACCGGCTAAACGCTGCTTGCGATAATTGGCGAACACTTCCCGGTCAAAATCAGCAACAGCAGGATCGCCCAAGTTATCACACAGGATATTGAGTTTATCTAATCTTGCTTTGCCGTCACTCAAAGAGCGCCCGTGGAGTTCATACCACTGACTGACCAATGTCTTTAACCTCTGCGCGGCACTCTCTGCCGGTGTGTAGTCAATATCCAGATCACCACGTTGCACTAACTGCTCACGTTCAAAGCGCAACGCCTCGCCGCGAGTAACAAAGGTTTTCCTAACCCGCTTACTGTCACGGCCATCTGAGTAAAAATCACAGACCCACTTCCCGTTGGGTAACTTCCGTACTGCCATAAATAAGTCCTCAAGTATAATCCCTTGGACTTATTTACTGTATATAAAAACAGTAGTCAATGTTTGATATGCAACACGACAAACATCTGATTAAAAACTAACGTGTACAGGTTTTCTTTGATTTACTGATAGAGCCATCATTACAGACAAATTTCCCATTTTCACAATGGGATACCCCGCCCTTTTTGCCGGAACAGGGGTAATTTCTAGCCATTGATACCGTTGGTAAAGACAGAAGCAAAGCACCAATAATCGCTGTAGTTAAGATTTTCATCACAACTCCATGTATGTTCGCCAATCAAACGGCAAAGCTTTTCCATTGTTCTTCACTAATGATTTTTAAAGGGACACCCTTTTCATCACGATAGTTAATAGCTAACTCTATTTTTCTGCCATAGCTTTGGAAACGCCAATCACGGGAGCTTAAAGCGCCAATAATTAGGTAGTCTATTTTTTGAGTTATCGTATCCACGACAATGCCACCGGCAGCCTCTATTTCTGTCTTGCATTGATTGCGGCTTCCGCACAAAAACTTACCCGTCAGACAGACTACAGAATCTTGCAAATCAATATTATCTACATGCTCAATAGGCAATCGTGTTGCCATTCCATCTACAACTCCATTGGCTATATCACAACCGGTAAAATCAATCAGCGCTTGTTTTAAGGCTTCTCTTTCATCTGGAGTTATAATGCCATCGGCTAAAATATCTTTAACTAACTTGTACAGCTCTTTGCCGGGATAATTATTCTTCAACATACCATTCTGAGAAAGCCACCAGTCAAGATAGCGGACTTCACTTTCTATCAATTGGTGATTTGCCAGCATGCCTTTGCATAATCCCTCAAGCAAATGCTGGTCTGATTCAGATGAGTAAAGATCGATATCTGGCGTGTCGAGCAAGTTCTGCTGGATGTCAATCAGGTCAATTTTGAACTGAGCCAGTTCTTCTTTATCAATAATACCATCGTCTAAAATAGTAGCTATTTTTGTTCGAATTGCATCAACACAATAATTTTCACAAATAATTTCAGATTCTAATAACCATGTATCCAAAAAGACGAGTTCTCGGGTATCAACTTCACCATCACAAATAATACCTTCGATCAAATTAATTAGATTAGTTAACAGTTTTTCTCTATTGCGTGAGTAGTTAAAAACACTGAGTTTCTTATCATCCATAAAGACTCCGTGAAGCTACAAAATTATTTAGAATTAGGTATCAATAGCCCGTAATTTCGCCGACAACTTTCGCCAGTATATTAACCTCACTAACCGGCCAATTAACATCATTGATACGCCATACATCACCGGGTAAACGAGCAATATTGCTAATCGAGGTCACACCTGCTTTTTCAATCAACCAAAGGCCGTCAGCGACATTTCTAAATTGACGTTCGACCAGAAAATAACGTTTTTCATTAGGGAACGAAATTAATTCAGGTTCAATAATCTGAACGGGCAGTAACTCTGAATCTAGCAATATAGGGGATACATCTATCAGCAAGCCATCTTCAAGGCTTTTATGAGCAATAGATTTTGCGGTTTCATGTGCGGCAGGTTTAACCGGTTCCTGAGGTTCCCCCTCACCAGTTGCAAGCCAATGTAATGAAACACCAGTTTCTAAAGCACAGAGCACAATCTCTTTGCCCGGAAAGTAATCACGTTTGATCCAAGTGCTGATTGTTCCCGTTCCTGCACCTAGATAAGCCGCTAATTCTCTTTGTACTTTAAAACCATAGGCTTGCATCATTCTTTCTACAGCTGCAATCCCGCCGCTTAGTTTTTTATCATCCACGCTCGCAAAAACCCCTTTACATACTCGCATATGCATAGTTTAATTCGTGAATTGATGGCAAATACCCACCAATACCTATATTAACCACCATCAAACAGGATGCCCTATGAATCAGAACCTTGCAATAACAGTTACATCGCCCTATCTGTCCCTAACTGAGTTCTCAAAATTGAGTGGAATCCCTTATGAAACCTGCCGTGGCATGGTGAAAGATGGTCGTTTACCTATCCGCCAGAAAGTTCGCAAAATGGAAAAGGTTCTCGTAAATATGATCGCTCTCACTAAAGAAGCGGCAAACCAGTAATGTTTGATATTCAAATTTGCCAACTAATTGTCGGCATATGTGAGGAAGTAAGCCATGTTTGATTTTTCAGTGTCCAAACATCCGCACTTTGATAACGCCTGCCGCCAGTTTGCGTTAAAGCACAACTTAGTCGAGCTGGCAGCAAACGCAGGGATAGCGGCGCAGGTTCTACGTAATAAATTGAACCCCGATCAGCCGCACCGTTTGACCGTAGACGAGCTGTTACGCATCACCGACCTGACCGAAGACCCAACGTTATTAGACGGTCTGCTGTCACAAATCAATTGCATGCCATCTGTGCCAGTCAATGAAGCCTGCACCGGTAATATTCCAACTTATGCGCTACATGCTACTGCCGCCGTAGGTTCTATTGCTGCCGCTGCGGTACAAGGTAATCACAAAACAGCATTCAGCAAATCTGCACTGTTGGATAGCGTCAATACTGCGATTCGTCATCTGTCATTGATTGGCCTGACGGTGCAGGCGCGCATTCAATCAACCCCTGCGCTTGCTTCAACCGTTGATGTTATTAGCGGCTTGAGTGCTGTCGCCGGTTTGAGTTGAGGTGTTTTTATGATTATTTCTATTGCCCCATTGTTGAAACAGCAAAGCCCGGTAAACCTGCGCCATTTCGGTAACGGTGTGCTGGAGTTGAAGAGCGGCCAGCGCTGGAAGCCGGGAAGTAATCAAAAGGCGCTTTTACAAGAATTGTCCTCTGCAAAGAAGACGCCAATATTGCGCCGTTTATTAGGGCGTTAATTGGGGGTTATATGTTGCAATTAACGGAATCTGAAAAATTAAGAATGACGGGTATTGCTCGTATTGCTGAATTAAAAGAAACGCATTTCCGTAATAGAAAGAATGTTGCTCAAGAGGCTTTTGATAAGTCACCGGCACATTTGCGGAAAACAATCTGTTTTCATGCTGGGTTAAAAAGTCGCCATGTGAATATGCAGTTTTCAGAATTAACTCCAGCAGAAAGAGAGTCTGTTGTTGAAACGTTGAATTACTTAATTGAGTTTACTCGTTCGTTGCCGTCATTTGTCAGTAATGATGATTGCACTCTGAATATTATTAATTAACCCCAACCACAATATATGGCGTTTTACTCGCCGGGTTTCGTATTGCCTAAAAACAGGAATTATCTATGCAGAATACAGCACAAAATATATGGGTGGGAGTAGACCCGGCCAAGCCGGGCAGTGACCGCTCAGTCACAATGATGTCCGTTGAATCAATGGAGCTAATGCTCAATGAAGCGCGTATGGATGAAAGAAAGAATCAGGCCGCGCTGGTTTCCTTTCGTTTGGATGAGATTGCTAATCAAATTCTAAACCGAGAATTGAGTGGTGTAGAAGCGGCGGAGCTGCTTAATCAAATCGCTGAGCACATAATCACTCAGTCTTATGACCAGCATTAATAATATGCGTGGCCGTATTACCCCAACTCCGCCGTTACCCTATCCGGGCAGCGGCGCTGCTGTTCCTGCTTATGCCTATCCCGGTAGCAAACCGCGCCAAACCCTTGCACCTGCAAGACCGCTTACCCGTGAACAACTGATACAGGGGCAAGCTGTTTTAGCCAATATCAATAATCTGCCCCACTTCCTGCGTAGCCAGTTTATTTCTCGCTATCAATACCTGTTAGCCAATAAAGGGTTAAACGACGCTAATAAATGGCTGGTGTTTGTTTTTGACCAGCGTATCTGGCCGCGTATTCAGGTGGTCAATAGTAAAAATGTTATGCGCCTCAGTGCATCAATGAGTTTTTCCATTGATGCCCCAACCTATGCCAGCCTAGCGGGTATGCATGATAAAGAGCTGCGCCGCTTTGCCCGCAAAATCGGTGATGAGCTAATGGTGGCGTACAACCATCATTGTGATGAATGCATTAAGGCTAATCAGGGTGACAGGGCCGTTTTATTGCAGGCCGATACGCAGGTACGGATATTCGGCGATCTTGCCAGAATGGCGCGCGCTTTTAATATCACCCCAATGCACTGGCGCAAATATCTGAAAGGTCGTTTAGATATCGCCTCAGCTATCGCCAGCCTGTCACGGCTGGTTAATCCCGAATGGTGGGAGCGCAAACTCAAAGCACAGCGCACCCGCTGGCGGGAAGCGTTATTGATTGCTGTCGGTAATGTTAGCCGGGATATTTCAGCGTCTTCTTATGCCAGTAAGCAGGCTATCCGTGAGGTGTTTGCGCGTCGCCAGTCTAATCTGGAATACCTCAAAAGCTGTCAGTTAGAAAACATTGAAACCGGTGAGCGCATCGACCTGATTGATAAGGTGATGGCGAGTATTTCTAATCCAGAAATTCGCCGTATGGAGTTGATGAACACCATCGCTTTCACCGAGAAATATGCTGCCGAACAAAAGCACGTCGGTATGTTCCT